TTTTATTCAGCGTGGGATCTGGCGATTGGTAAGAACGACAGGAACGATTATACGGTCGGTATCGTTGTAGGCGTAGACGAGCAGGATCGGTTGTTCGTAGTTGATATGGTCCGAGGCAGGTACGACGGTTTCGAACTGGTTGAGCAGATCCTTGATCAGTACGAGATGTGGAAGCCATCGATCATTGGTATAGAGAAGGGCCACATTGAGATGGCCCTTGGACCGTTCCTAGAGAAGCGTGTCCGTGAGCGCGGACTCTACGAAGCGTATTTCAAAGATCTTAAAACAGGGCGCAGAGATAAAGAAGCGCGCGCCCGTGCTATTCAAGGGCGGATGCAGCAGGGCATGGTGTTCCTGCCGAAAGACGAAAATTTCACTGGCCCATTAGTGGCGGAGTTACTTCGCTTCCCTAACGGGGTACACGACGACCAAGTGGATGCACTATCGTGGATTGGTTTGATGATGACGGAGTTCAGTACCTTTGTTGAACGCGTTGAGCACATACCAACGTGGCGCGATAAGCTCCCAGGGTTACTAAAAGGCGAACGAACCAAATCATCAATGAGCGCATAAAAATGGCCAAAGCAACCAAGATATCTCCTGCGAAGGAAGAAGAGATTACCCGTACTCAGTGGAACCGCTATGAGCGAGCACGGGACAACGGCCACTTAGACTATGTCGAGATGGCCAAGATATGCGACGAGTATTATCGCGGTGACCAGTGGGATGCCGACGATGCTGCTGCGTTAGAACAAGAGGGGCGTCCAGCGCTTACTATTAATACCATTCTCCCTACTGTTAATACCATCTTAGGTGAGCAGTCAACGCGCAGAGCAGACATCCAGTTCAAGCCCCGTAGAGGCGGTAATCTAGACGTAGCGACTACTTTAACTAAGCTGTATATGCAGATTGCAGATAATAACAAGCTGGATTGGGTAGAGCAGCAGGTGTTCAGTGACGGTTTGATTATGGACGGTCGTGGGTTTTTTGATGTTCGCATGGACTTCAGTGATCACATCGAAGGCGAGGTTCGAATCGTAGCCAAAGACCCGCTAGACATACTTATCGACCCCGACGCTAAAGATGCAGACCCAAAGACTTGGAACGAGGTGTTCGAGACCAAGTGGATGACGCTCGATGAGATCGAAGAGCTGTATGGCAAAGACAAATCAGAGCGGTTGTTGTTTGTAGCAGAGAACGGTATGTCTTTTGGGCCCGATTCAGTTGAGTACCAAGAGACACGCTTTGGTGATACAGAGAACTCTAACGATTATTTTGGCGCAGGAGTAGCAGGTGACGATGAATATCGTAACGTAAAAGCACTGCGCGTCGTGGAGCGTCAACACAAGAAGCTGACACGCGCTTCTTTCTTTGTCGACCCCGATACAGGGGACCAACGCCAATCTCCAGCAGAATGGAGCGAGAAGAAGCAGAAGAAGTTCGCTAAAGAGTACGGACTAACAGTGATTAGTAAAGTGATCCGTAAAGTACGCTGGACCGTGACGTGCGACCAAGTCGTGCTGCATGATGATTGGTCTCCCTATAATCAATTCACGATTGTTCCGTTCTTCTGCTACTTCCGCAGAGGCAGGCCGTTCGGTGTTGTCAGAAACCTACTATCTCCCCAGGAGCAGCTGAACAAAATAGCCTCTCAAGAGTTGCACATAGTTAATACTACAGCTAATAGTGGTTGGATGGTTGAGTCAGGATCGTTAGTTGGTATGACCGCTGATGACCTAGAAGAACATGGCGCAGAGACCGGACTGGTACTTGAGTATGCGCGTGGCACTGCACCCCCAAGTAAGATTCAACCTAACCAGATACCTACTGGCCTAGACCGTATTGCCCAAAAAGCAGCTGCAAACATTAAGACTATATCTGGCGTCAACGACAGCATGTTGGGCACGGACAGCGCAGAAGTATCAGGTATTGCAATCCAAGCCAAGCAGAACCGTGGCGCAATTATGATCCAAGTACCTTTGGATAACCTGCGTAAGTCTCGACAGTACCTAGCCGAGAAGATTCTTAATCTTGTACAGACCTTCTATACAGAGCAGCGTGTTATTCAGGTCACTAACGAAGCAGACCCACTCAAGCCCCGCGAAGAAATGGTCGTGAATGAGCAGACCCCAGAAGGGGAGATCATTAACAATCTAACAATAGGCGAGTACGACGTTGTTGTAACAACCGCGCCCGCAAGAGACAGCTTCGACGAGGTGCAGTTCGCTGAAGCTATCAACTTGCGCCAGGTCGGGGTAGCTATACCGGACGATGCGATCATCGAATACAGCCACCTAGCTAGAAAAGGTGAGCTAGCCAAACGTATTCGCGTTATGACTGGGCAGGAACCGCCGACTCCAGAGCAGCAAGAAGCACAGGCAGCACAGGCGCAAATACAAAATCAGCAGATCCAGCTTGAGATTGCGAAGCTAGAAGCTGAAGTAAGGAAGCTACAAGCCGAAGCTGCAGTGAACATTGCTAAGGTCCAAGACATAACAGAAGTAGATCCACAGATAAGAATGGCTGAACTACAAACTAAGGTTGATATTAACGAAGCACAGCTTGATCTGAGACGTGAGCTATCAGCCTCATCTAACACCCTTAAAGAAAACCAATCGCAGACTTCGGCAGCAACTAAGCTAGCGACGACTGCTTTTCAACACAGCAACAAACAACCCAACAGGAACGATAGGAGTTCTTAAATGAGTGAGCAAGAAGAAGTAGTAAAAAACGATATAGAGTACAACGTAATGCCTGGGGCTGATATTCCAGACGCAGATAATAACGAGCTACTAGATCTTAGTTTTGCTGAAGTAGCAGAAGTCGAAGAGCCAGAGGAAGAAATTGTTTCTCAAGATGAACAAAGTACAGAAGAGGGAACAGAATCGGAAGAAGAGACCGAAGAGGTGGTTGAAGAAGAGCCAGAGGAAGAGGCTGTAGCTGAAGTAGAAGAAGCTCCTGTAAAAGCACCTAAGAAACCAATGGTTCCGAAGGCACGACTTGACGAAGTGCTTGCTAAACAGAAGGCATTACAAAAACAACTGGATGAATTGAATGCTTCAACTGAAAAATCGGCAGAAGCCCCAGAAGAGTATGACTTTGATGCGAAAGAGCTCCTCTATCAGAACATGGTACTGGACGGCGAAACAGAAAAAGCAGTTGGCCTTAGACGAGAAATCAGAAAAGCCGAAAGAGCCACGCTAGAGTTTGAAATGCGTGCAGAAATGAACCAGACGGTGAACCAAGACCGCCAAATGACTGCTTTGCAGCAAGCTGCGAACGCGATGGAAGAGGCATACCCTGTATTCAGCCGAGATAGCGCGGACTATAACGAGGATATGACCAATGAAGTCGTCGAACTACGAGATGCTTTTATATTAAAGGGCTACGAAGCAGTTGATGCGCTATCAAAAGCCGTCAGATATGTTGTAAAGGACAACGACCTAGACCAAGCGCAAGAAAGTGCGCCAAGTCTAGCTGGGAAGGCGCAGAAAAGTGACGAATTAGCCAATAAACGAGCGCAAATTTCTAAAAAACTCAAGGCCGCAGAGGCACAACCGCCAGAATTACCAGGTGAAAGCTCTGCGACGCACGGTGAGAAAGGACTAGACCTAACAACCATGACTGAAGAAGAGTTTGCTGCGCTCCCTGAAGCAACTTTAAAGCGCCTACGCGGCGATATTTTATAACGAGGTAATTATGGCAGCTGAAAGAGACCCAAGACTAGCCCGAGCAGGAGTATCGGGCTTTAACAAACCAAAAGGTACACCTAGTCACCCGACGAAGTCGCATATTGTTGTGGCTAAGAGCGGGGCGCAGATAAAAACCATCCGGTTTGGAGAGCAAGGCGCGTCAACTGCTGGAGCACCAAAGGCAGGCGAGTCTGAAAAGATGAAAAAGAAGCGCGCTAGCTTCAAAGCACGGCACGGCAAGAACATTGCTAGAGGGGTAATGTCAGCCGCGTACTGGGCCGATAAGGTTAAGTGGTGATTGATGAAGACTCGCATTCACGTTAATCAGCACAACATACGCGCTAATAACAAGGGTGCAGCCGAGCCGGTGTTAACGGTTAAAGACTATAAACAGAACCGTAAAGTTAATAGGGCAGAAATAGTTTCCGCTGATGGCGAGGTAGTAGCTACTGTTGTGTACAGTCCAGATAAGCCACTGTCATGTGGAGCCAAAGTCTGGATCGAAACTGATCTTGAGGTAACTGTATAATACATACTTAGGTGTTGCATAATAATAATACCTGTACTAATATAACAATACGTTTATCACTACGACATGTGATCGCCCCGTAGGCGTTAAAACCGTACCCCTCGCCTGTACTAGGCGTAAAACCTTCCGAGGCCGCCCCTCGTTAATCAACGCTAAACGTTCTTCTACACGATAGTAGAAAACGGATTAGCCGCTCCTGAAAAGTCGGCTGCTTATATTAGTGGCACTAATGTCGCTGATAAATTATCTCACTTTATTAGGAGCCTATCATGGCCTTAACAAATTTCGGTACGCTTACGGGCGACCAACTCCAAACTTGGAGCCGCGACTTCTGGAAAGTAGCTCGCAACCAATCCTTCATCAACCAGTTCGCTGGTTCTGGTTCAAACGCAATGGTACAGCGCGTAACTGAACTGACTAAGAATAACAAAGGCACGAAAGCTAACATCACTTTGCTAGCTGACATGACCGGCGACGGTATCACTGGTGATTTTACTCTGGAAGGCAACGAAGAAGCCCTCCGCGCGTATGACATTAGCATCGAGCTAGACCAGTTACGTTTCGCTAACCGCATCGCTGGCCGTATGACCGACCAGAAGACTGTTGTTAACTTCCGTGAGCAGTCTCGCGACGCACTTGCTTATGCAATGGCTGACCGTTGTGACCAGTTAGCGTTCTTGACACTCTCTGGCGTTGCTTACACTTTTAAGAACAACGGTGCATTGCGCACAGTAGTTGGCGGCGCTGTAAATGGCCAAGAGCTTGTTGATCTTGAGTTTGCTTCTGACGTATCCGCGCCTACTGCTGCTCGTCACCGTCGCTGGGATGCTACTGGTGGTCTTGTAGCAGGCGCTACTAACGCAGTTGTCGCAGCTGACAAGATTAGCTATGAGTGTATTGTTAACCTGAAAGCCTACGCCAAAGACCAGTACATTCGTGGTATTCGCGGTGCAGGTAACCAGGAAACTTTCCACATGTTCGTTACTCCGCAGCAGATGGCTGACCTAAAACTCGACGCAAGCTTCTTAGCTAACGTTCGTAACGCTGGTGTACGTGGTACTACAAACAGCTTGTTCAGTGGTTCTTCTAGCCTAATGGTTGACGGCGTTATGATCCACGAGTTCCGTCATGTGTTCAACACGTCTGGCGCTGCTTCTGGTGTTAGCGGCAACGCTGGAGCAGCTGGATATAAGTGGGGTGCCAATGCAGATGTAAACGGCGCGCGCGCTTTGTTCTGTGGAGCTCAGGCTCTGGCGATGGCTGACATTGGCCTGCCTGAAATGGTTGAAGATACTTTCGACTATGGCAACCAGTCTGGTATCTCTGTAGGCAAGATCTTCGGATTCCGCAAGCCCAAGTACAACAGTGATATCACTGGTAATGTACAGGACTTCGGTGTTATCTGCTTAGACACTGCACAGTAAGTAAGACTACACCCTCTCCTCCTTCGGGGGGAGAGGTTTCTTTTATATAGGAACTAATCATGAAGATTGTAAGTGAAAATGAATTACGCGTTACCACAATGGCTGGAGCAGCTATCGTATTCCAAGCGGGCGAGCCAATAACAGTTGCAGACGAGATTGGCTTATTAGCGATACAGATGGGCGCAAAAGAATATAACAAAAAGTATGTTGAAGAAGCGAACGCTGAAGAAGCAGTTTTCGATGAAGTATTAGAAGTTAAAACTATTGATGCGAACCTTGTGACCATTCTTGAAAAAATGATGGACGAAGGTGAGCCAAAGAATTTTAAAGCTGATGGTTACCCAAAAGCCGCAGCAGTAAATAAAGAAATGGGTGTCACAGTCGACACTGATGAACGCGAAGCAGCTTGGGAATCCATCCTTAACTCGTAGGTATAGATAATGTCTGTAACGGTACAAAGTGTAATTGATAGAGTGCAAACAGTTTTGCAAGACACTACTGGTGTGCGCTGGCCGGTAGTCGGCGAGCTTGTCTTATGGGTAAATGACGCTCAACGCGAAATAGCCCTGCTGAAACCAGATTCAAGCGCCACTAACACTACTATTACCTTAGCTACTGGGACGAAGCAGGACATCCCTGCCGCAGGAAATCGGTTATTAAAAGTTGTCAGAAATATGTC